GAAGGGCTATTCTCAAAGACGAAAAGAATCCTCTCGTACTTGGCCTTAGAGCGTCTCGTGAACAGCGTAAGGCTGAAGAAGCGGCCTCTCGTGCCCAAGATACATCAGGTATGTCAGAACTAGAGCGTAAATACTCCAGAGCTGATCTTGAAAAATGTCTGCCGCAGACCTAGAGAAAATCCTTCCTCACGCAAATTAGTATTAAAAGATTATGAGTACACAAACAAGTCTGATTACACCCGCACAGGTGTACTACGACAAGGTGTTCTTGGATCGAGCAAAGATCGAACTACGCCATGACTTCGGTGCACAGGTACGAAACCTCCCGATGAACTCTGGTACAGTTATCCGATTTTCTCGATTCAGCCCACTTGCGTTGGTAACATCTTCTCTCTCTGAAGCTTCAAACCCTTCTGAGACAGCAATGACATCAACACAGGTATCTGCAACAATCGCAGATTACGGTGCTTACACTCAAGTTGGTTCTTTGTTCTCAATGACACAAATTGACGTTGGTCTTAAGGAACACGTCGAAGTACATGGTCAGAATGCTGGTGAGTCTATTGACCGCCTCATTCGAGAAGAACTCGCTTCAGGTGCTACAGACCAGATTGCAACATTAGGTTCTAAAGTTCTATCAACACTTCTTCAAACAGACATTCTTACTGGTGCCGAAATTCGAGCGGCAGTTCGAACTCTTAAGAAGAACAAAGCTCAGCGATTTGAAAACGGTTTGTACCGAGGTATTATCGGCCCTGATACTGCTTACGACTTGTTCGGAAACAGTGAATGGCTTGATGCACACCGATACACAACTTCAGACGCAATTGAGCGTGGTGTTGTAGGTAAGCTCCATGGTGTAGAGTTCGTAGAAACCAACAACCAAAAGTATGACTTGACTGCAGGTACCTCTGGTACACCAGTTACAGCTACATCTGCTGGTGTTGTCACTGTTTACGAAAATTTCATCTTTGGAAAGAATGCCTACGGCATTATCAACCTTGGTTCTATCTCAGCTCCAAAGATCTATGTGAAGAACCCAGGTCCAAACGATACATCTAACCCACTCGATATGTATTCGACTGTCGGCTGGAAGATGCCTTTCGCTGTCAAAACACTTAATTCAAATTGGATTATTTCAATTCGAACAGGTGCTACTGGCGGAATCACTTACGTTGCAGGTCAGTCTAATAACTAACCTACGCCATAAGTTATCAACAGGAGACACTCCACAAGGGGTGTCTTTTGTTTTACAATAAACACATGAAACGAATTGACCAGTTAGTGCTACCTGGGAATCTCCAAATAGATGTTCTATTTGAGAACGGAAAACTCGCTTATACCTTTACTCACAATGAAAAGCAATATGGTAATGCTGTACAGTTGCCATCCAAGAAAGTAGCCGATATTGTTGCCGCTTCTATGGTTTTATTTACAAACGCATTAGAAACAAAAGCAGAATTAGATAAAAATCAATGAAAGTAATCCCAGATTTTGAAAATGAGCTTAAGGCAATAGATCCACGTCTTTCCATTATTCCTAATCCAAACCGTGAGCAACTATCAAACATCAAACTAGATGGAGTAGACATTTGCCCAATTCCTAGGCATGAAATCATGGAGGAATCAGATCCAAACTACGGAATAGTGGCTGATAACGGCTGGAGAATGAGACATAAGTCACGCAAGGAGGCATTAGCACAAGTACATGACACACTAGAGAAGATTAAAACTAAGGAGGGATACGAACTATTTTTGATAAAGAATGAAAATCTGCATAGTTAACTACGAACAGGGTTCTAACAACGGCATTCTCACAAAGATGGCTACAAAGCTCCATGATGAGTTACTGAAACTAGGGCATCATGTAAAGATTTCTCAGCAACCTGATCCAGAAGCAGAGATTAACCACCACATAAACTATCTACCCTACCAACACGAGAAGTCTCCTAATACGATAAACACCCTCGAAATTACCCACATTTGGGAGGGGTACAAGCTGGACGCTCTTAAAAAGGGCATGGAAACTGCTGATATGGGTATTTGTTTCTCACCCGATACAAAGTCTCAGCTCATTCATTGGGGTTTGGATAAAAAGAAACTCACGTATGTTTTACCCGCACATGATGGCAAACCCCGCAGACATCAAGTTGTAGCAATTCTCACTAATGTTTACCCGGATGGTTGCAAACGGGAAGAAATGTTTACCGAACTGGTGAAGACTCTCGATCTTAATAAGTGGGCTTTTCGAATCATGGGTTCTGGTTGGTCTGAAATCCTTGTTCCATTGGTTGCAGATGGGTTGCAGGTAGACTATTTCCATAATTTTGACGCAGATATTCATCAAAAGATACTTGAATCATCTGATTACGCACTTTATTTTGGTAAAGATGAAGGTTCTATGGGGTTACTTGATGCCGCACAGGCTGGTGTAAAGACAATCGGCACTAAACAAGGCTTTCATGTGGAAATGCCACTTGATTACTATTTTGATACGCAAGAAGAACTCAACGAAATCTTTAAAGAGCTAAACCCTAACCCAGTGAAAGATTGGACATGGGATAAACATGCCTTGGAACACGTAAAGATATGGGAAAAACTCTTAAAAAGAAAAAAGTAGCATTAATTACCGGGATTACTGGTCAGGACGGGTCTTATTTGGCTGAAATTCTGCTTTCTAAGGGGTATAAAGTACACGGATTGATCCGAAGGTCATCTTCGCAGAACAAAGAACGCATAGACCATCTCAGGGGCAAGATCCAGTATCATTACGGTGATATTACAGACCCATTTTCACTACTTTGGATACTTAAGAAGTCTAATCCTGATGAGATATATCATTTGGCCGCACAAAGCCATGTTCAAGTTTCTTGGGAGATTCCTTGGCTAACAGCACAAACCACAGGTATCGGTGTTCTTAACTTATTAGAGTCTGTTCGTGTATTGGGAATGGAAAAGAAAGTCAGAATTTATAATGCTTCTACATCAGAAATGTTTTCGGGTCTTGAAAATGAAAAGCAGAATGAGGATACTCCAAAAGACCCTGTATCTCCTTATGGGACGGCGAAGCTCTATGGTTTTCAGATTTGTAAGAATTACCGAGGTGCTTTTGGCATGTTTATTTCCAATGGAATACTATTTAACCACGAATCCCCACGCCGAGGTGATAACTTTGTAACTAAGAAGATTGTGAACGAAGCCGTGAACGGCGAAGTGACATTAGGTAACGTTGAAGCATCTCGTGATTGGGGTTACGCTCCTGAGTATTGTGAGGCAATGTGGCTGATGCTTCAGCAGGATAAGCCTGATGATTTTGTTATTGCCACTGGTGAAACTCATACAGTAAAAGAGTTTGTGGAATGGGTGGGAGAGGCTTATGGTCTTAAAATCAAGATTATCCACGATGAGTCATACGATAGGCCGAAAGATGTTCCCGTCTTGTGCGGAGATTCAAGTAAGGCAAGGAAGGCATTTGGGTGGAACCCACGAGTACACGCAAGGGAACTAGCCGAGATAATGGTCAAAAAAACAATATGAACAATATGAAAAAACAAACTAATTGCAGGATGTGTGGAAGTGAGAATATGTTCAAGTACCTAGACTTAGGCTTTCACCCTCACAGTGACCAATTCCGAGTGTCTAATGAAGAACCAGAGATGCAGTACCCTCTTACTCTCTGGGCTTGTAGAGAATGTGGCTTATCTCAATTGGGTCAGGTTGTAGATGGCCATGAACTCTACCAGAAAGATTACCTATATGAGGCTTCTATTACTAAGACTGCTGATAAACATTGGAGTGATTTGGCTGATGACGTTATTAAGACCACTGGTATTACTGCTGGAAGATCTGTAGATATTGGAGGGAATGATGGGACCTTGGCTCTTAAGTTTAAAGAACGAGGATTTGATGCGGTAAATATTGATCCTTGTAAGGAGGTGTGTGACATCTCTCTGGCTCGTGGAGTAGAAACTTATAATGAGTTCTGGGACGCTGGAACTAAACTCCTACCAAAGGCCGACATTATTACTGGAACCAATGTATTTGCCCATGTAGATGATCTTGATGGTTTTATGGGGGCTGTTGAGCATAATCTCAAAAGAGAAGGTGTATTTGTATTTGAATCACCTTACTTTGGTGAGTTTTATAAGAATCTCGAATGGGACACGATATACCACCAACATCTTTCTTACTTGTCCTTGAAACCACTGGTTAAATTCCTAGAACACCACGATATGGAAGTCTTTGACGTGCGGTTTAGTCCATTACACGGTGGTGCATTTAGGTGTTATATCGCTCGTAAAGGACAAAGGACAGTGCAACCAATAGTGTCTGAGACGATTGATAAAGAAAACTGGACTGAACAAGATTTAATAATCTGGGGTAAACAGTGCGTTCACCATAAGAAGAAGTTATTTGATTTAATCTACTCACTTACAGCCCATGGTATGTCTGTGGCCGCAGTATCTTCGCCAGCAAAAGGTATGACTTTGATGAATTGGACTGGAATTGGTCGGTATATCACGTTTATTACTGAGAAATCCAAGCTTAAGATCGGCAGATACACTCCAGGTACCCACATAAAGATTGGCACCGATTCATTACTTGTTGAACGACAGCCAGATTATGCGATTATTCTGGCTTGGAATTTTGCTGATGAGATCATCAAGAATAACCCTGATTACAAGGGCAAGTGGATTATTCCTAATATGAACATTGAGATTCGATGAAAAAGGGTCGATTTAAAGACAAAAGAGGGTTAATTGAAGACTTGCTTGTAAGCAAAGATCATTCTGTTACGTATGTTTCATTTAAAAAAGATGCAATTCGTGGCAACCACTACCACAAGAAGACAGAACAGATTGATATTGTACTCACTGGTAGTTTGATTTGCGTCACTGATGATAGTGGTTTTGTTTCTAAAACTATACTGGGTCCCGGTTCAATAGTTGTCCATGAACCAGGAGTTCGTCACGCTTACGAGGCAACTGAGGATTCAGAAATTGTTTCAGTTTGCATGGGTGTTCGTGTTGGAAAGAACTACAAAAAAGATACTTTTAAACTTGATACCCCACTCCTATGAGGACCTCAAAACCTTGGGTAACAGACCTTGAAAAGAAGTACGTCAACGAAGCACTTAATCGAAGTGACATAGGTTCTGGCCCACATATCGAGTTGTTTGAAAACGCTTGGGCTAAATATAACAAGCAGAAATATGGTGTAGCTTGCAACTCCGGTACCAATGCTATCTTCATTGCTCTTAAGGCATTAGGAATTGGCCCCGGAGATGAGGTGATTGTGCCTGAATTTACCATGATTGCTACTGCGTGGGCGGTCACATACACAGGGGCAACACCAGTATTCGTTGATTGTCTACAAGACTTAACTGTAGATCCTAACCTGGTTAAGAAAGCTGTGACTAAGAAGACCAAGGCGATTATCGCAGTACCTATTTACGGTAGAAGTGTTTCTAAGACGCTTTATGAGTTTGCCTCATTTAATGACATTCCGGTGGTAGAGGACATGGCGGAAGCACATGGAATAATGCCAAAAGGTGTAATTTCCTGCTATTCGTTTCATGCAAGCAAGATCATTAATACTGGTGGTGGTGGTATGTGCCTTACCAATAATCAGAAGTATGCGGAGGAAATGAGACTCCCTTAATCCATCTCTGCTTAGACAAGGAAATGTCTATGTTACACCCTAAGGTTGGGTATAACTTCAGGATAAGTAATCTTCAGGCGGCGTTTGGGCTTGCTCAGGTAGAGAGAATCAGCGAAATACTCAATAAACGCAAGGAGATTGAGGGGTGGTATACCAATTTGCTACCAGAACAATTCTTAATGCCAAAGAGGGAGGTCGTTTGGGTTTATGACATAAATTGTGGGGATAAACAGCTTGAGGTTAAACACAAGCTTGCAGACTGTGGTATTGAAAGTAGGGTTTTCTTTAAGCCAATGAGTATGCAACCTGATTATTTGACCGATTATCGTGATTTGGAAGCATACAAATGGTCCAGGCGTGGTTTGTACATTCCGCTCTACCCGGAGATGGATTTAGAAGATGTTAAATTTATAGTCAAATGTCTAAAATCGAAGTAATCACAAGCATTACAGCAGGAAAGGACAAGTTGCGAAACGGCCAAGCTAAGGGTAATGCAAAATTTACCGCTTACATGGATGTATCAGAGGATTCTACGGATTGGGAGATTAAGCCAGCCTATGACCGTTTTAAAGACCCAAGAAGAAACTCTCGAATCCATAAAATACTTATTCATAAATATTCTGATGCGGACATCACTATTTGGATGGATGGTAGATTGCGGTTGTTGATGACCCCAGAGGAGTGTGTCATCCGTTATCTTAAAAACTACGACATGGCGATTTTTACGCATATTACTCGCAATTGTTTATATAAGGAGGCTGTGGTTTGTGCCAAACTTGGATTGGATGACCCTGAAGTCATCATCGAACAAGCTAAATACTATGAGGATCACGAGTTTGCTAAGGAAAAAGGACTAGCAGAGGGTGGGTTCATTATTAGACGTAATAACGAGAAAACAAGGGCTTTTAACGAGGCGTGGTGGGCAGATTATTGCAGGTTCTCCCGTCGTGACCAAATATCTCTTATGCCAGCAGTAGAGCAATCTGGTATCAATGTGAATTTTATCAATGAAGGATACGTTATCT